TGGCGTGTGAAAAACACATTTGGGCCTGCGAGCGTTTTTTAAATGATGTGAGTCGGGAAGGCACAAGGGAGTTTCCTTATGTGTTTGATGATGAAAAAGCCCGCCGGTTTCTTTATTGGATGACCCAGTTTAAACATACGAAAGGACCTTTGCAGGGTGAAAATATTGTACTTGAACCTATACAGATTTTTATTTTCGGAAATGTGTACGGCTGGGTACACAAAGATACAGGATTCCGCCGTTTCAGAAAAGTATATTGGGGTGTTGCCCGAAAGAACACAAAAACACAAAGCCTTGCATGTGTAGGCTCCTATGAAGGTTTTGCAAATGATGAGTATATGTCAGAGGTTTATATAGGGGCGACAAAAGCAGAACAGGCAAAGATATGCTGGAATGAGATTAAGGCACAGATTATGCAAGCTGACCTTTTAAACAAGCCTGAGAAAAAATATCGGATTGCATATGGTAAAATTGAGCATCCAAAAACTCAATCTAAAATCGAGGCGCTTTCCAAGGATGCTGGCAAAACAGGGGATGGTTTCAACCCTCAATGTGGCATTATTGACGAATATCACGCACATAAAACATCTGAAGTTTATGATGTCCTTGCTTCGGGGATGGGGGCAAGAAATCAACCTTTGATGGTTATCATCACGACTGCCGGATTTGAATTGAACAATCCTGCCTACCGGGTGGAATATGATTACGTGTCTCGCATTTTGGACCCAAATAAAGTTGAACAAAATGAACAGTATTTTGTGATGATCAATGAACTGGATAAAGGCGATGACATCAAGGATGAGCGTAACTGGATAAAAGCTAATCCTATTGTAGCAGCGAATGAACATGGGCTTGAATATTTGCGTGGTGAACTCGAAGTCGCTCTTGCAGTTCCTGAAAAAATGCGGAATTTCCTTACTAAAAACATGAATATTTGGGTTAACATGCGGGAGAATGGCTATATGGATATGCAGGCATGGACAGACTGCGGGTCTGATCAACTTCCAGACTTGAAAAACCGAGAGTGTTATGTCGGCATCGATTTATCAAAAACGATTGATTTGACGGCAGCCTCTTTTATCTTTCCGTTAGATGACGGCAGTTTTGCTGTAGAAAGCCACGGATTTATGCCGGAGGACACATTCCATGAAAGAATGAAGACAGATAACGTCCCCTATGATTTGTGGAAGAAAAGGGGATGGTTAACGACAACAGATGGTGCCGTTGTTGATTATGACTATATCAGGGCATACATTAAGAAAATGGAGAAAGAAAACGGCTGGCGTATCAAGGAAATAGGCTATGACCCATATAACGCCACACAGTTTGCTCAGCAAATGGAAGCGGATGGATACACAATGGTTGAAATACGGCAGGGTGTAGCAACGTTGTCCGAACCAACAAAAGATTTTAGAGCAAAAGTCAAAGCGAAAAAAATCATTCATCCTAAAAATGATCTGTTAACATGGGCGATGGGTAATGCAGTAACAAAAGTAGACGCCCAGGAGAATATCATGCTTGATAAATCCAAATCAACTCAGCGTATTGATCCGGCAGCAGCTTTAATTAATGCGTATGTGCGCGCTTCTCAGATTAATAATGAAGTTGATTTAAATGCTTATATTCAGTCAGCTTCTTTCTCTTTCTAAAGGTGGTGTAAGAGTGAAGAAAATATTGAAGGGCTTTCTACTCTTTTTGAATGATTTTCTATTTATCATTGGAGCTGCTTTTGTTCTGACTGCTGCATATCGTTTGAACGCAAACATCGGTCTTATTCTGACGGGTGTCTTTTTTATGTTTTATGCTGCGCTTTTAAGCAAGAAAAGGGGGTGATTAATTGTTTTTAGAAGGATTGTTTTCAAAAAGATCAAACGAATCTGACCCCTGGAACCTTGCTGATCCACCAGAGTGGATAGTTGATATGTTTGGCGGTTCCAAAACGGCAAGCGGTGAGCGTGTAAGTGAAGCTACTGCACTGGTTCATCCTGATGTGTTTTCCTGTGTGAATGTCTTATCGGATGATATTGCTAAACTTTCGATTCATACATTCCAGAAGGTTAATGGAAATATCGAAAGCGGGATGGACCATCCAATTGCTTCATTACTTTATCTTAAACCGAATCAATACATGACAGCTTTCACTTGGAAGAAGCTCATGATGACTCATGTTTGTACCTGGGGCAATGGATATTCGTATTTAAAGCCTGATAAAAATGGTTTTATTACTGATTTGCTACCATTAAATCCGGCCAATACTCATCCCTATGTGGACCCAAATACAGGAATTTTGTGGTATGAAACCATCATTAATTCAAAAAGAGTGGAATTGTATGCTGACGAGGTTTTGCATTTCAAAGGTATGACTGAGGACGGGATTAACGGTAAAAGTCCAATAGGCGTTATAAGAGAGCAAGTCGGAGCTCAATCAGCTGCTACAAAATTTAACGCGAAGTTGTATAAGAATGATGCCACTCCCAGGGGCATTCTGAAAGTGCCTACCTTGTTAGAGGAAGGCGCGAAGGACCGAGCAAGGAGAGAATGGGACAGGGTAAATGCAGGGAGAAATATTGCCATTATTGATGCCGGGCTTGATTATCAATCAATTTCAATGCCATTGCAAGAGGCGCAATTTGTAGAATCAATGAAATTTAATAAGGCTCAGATTGCCTCTATTTTTAAAGTCCCTTTGCATAAGATCAATGAGCTCGATCGGGCGACGTTTAGCAATATCGAACACCAATCTATTGAATATGTAAAAAATACACTTCAGCCGTGGTTAGTATCGTTTGAACAAGAGTTCATTACTAAGCTGTTTACCGATGACGATATTAAAAAGGGGTACTATACCAAATTTAATGTTAATAGCGAATTACGCGGTGATGCAAAATCAAGGGCTGAGTATTACGAAATTATGGAACGCATCAGCGGTTTGAATATTAATGAAATCCGAGCATTAGAAGAGAGAAATGCCATAGAAAATGGAGACCGTCATCTTGTTTCTCTAAATTACACGTTCTTAGATACGCTTGAGCAATATCAAATGAGTAAAGCAAAAGCAGTTAAAGGGGGTGAAAACAAAAGTGAACAAGGAAGTACGTCATCTGACAACGAAAATTGAGTTACGCTCTGCCGGTGAAGGCGAAGAGAAAAGGCATTTTATTGAGGGATACGCTTTGAAATTCGAAAAATGGTCCGAGCCGTTGGGAGGATGGTTTAAAGAAATCATCAGCCGGAACGCCCTGGATTCTACAGACCTTTCTAACGTAGTCGCGCTTTTTAATCATCGTCAGGATTATCCCTTAGCGAGAAATACCGTTTCTGAGGATGTAGGGAGGCTTGAGCTGGAAACAGATGCAATAGGTCTCAAATTCCGTTTTATCCCTACAGACACGTCGTATGCGAAGGATTTAATGGTGAATGTTAGAAGCGGAGTCGTTAATCAGTGTTCTTTTGCTTTTTCTTTGGATTACAGAAATGGAGAGCCGGATGAGTGGCAGCATAATGATGAAGAAGGAGTTTATGAACGGCGAATCAATGCTATAGATAGAATCTTTGACATATCACTGGTCACAACACCTGCCTATAGCGATACGGAGGCCGTTGTTAGTGAAAGAAGCTTGGCTAAAGTGGAGCAGTTAAGAGAAATGCGTGCTGCTCCAATTGAAAAATTAAAAATGGAGCTTGAACTTTTAGACCTGACAATTTAGGTCTATTTTTTATGTCCAAATTCAAGGAGGAAATACGAATGACAGTTGCTATGACGAAAAAAGAACGTGAATTGAGACAAAAATTCACACAGAAAAAACAAGAGGCATCCAATCTTTTGAATGAAGGGAAGTCCGAAGAAGCCCGCAGCATGCTTGATGAAGCCAAGGTGCTACAAAAACAAATCGAGCTTATGTCAGAAGAGCGTGGCTTGGAACTGGCGGCATTGGGTGAAGAACGGAACTTTGTACCAGAATTCGAACGAAAGCCCGATGAAGAACCCGAACAGCGCGATATTTTAACAGCTACAAAAGAGTACCGGGATGCTTGGTTTAAAGTGCTGACCGGACGTAGCCATGACCTTGGCGAAGAAGAAAGAAGCATGATGCAGCGCGTCCTAAAAGAAAATCGCTCTTTGTCTGCTGGAAGTGATAAAGACGGCGGATATACTGTTCCGGACGATATTTCAAAAGAGATTTTAAAATCAATCAAGGAATTAAACTCTGTTCGGAATCTGGTTCGCGTTGTACCAAAAACTGCCCCATCAGGGAGTTATACAGTCCGAAAAGGTGTGGCTGGAAAACTCTATAA